ATTAGCTTTATTTGAATTTAAAGGTATAACAGCTTCAGGACCCGCTTCACCTATTAAAGCATTGGTTGGTTTATCTACAATACCACCTTCAGCTAATTTTACTTTAGGAAATTTAACTAGAGGAATAACATCTGATCCTACTCCGGGAATAGCATCTAATATCCCGTTTATAGCTGTAATTAGTAAATTAATAGTTCCTTCTACTAAACCAATAAGTAAATTTAATATTCCTTCACCTATTTTCTTTAAACCATCTCCTACTTTACTCCAATCTCCTGTTTGTATTCCTACAATATAATCAGCAATACCTTCAAATATTTTAAATATAGGCATTAATACAGGCATAAGTGATTTAATTATATTAACTATCATAGGAAATAATATTTTTGCTAATACACCTGCTAATTCTACAATAGGAGCTAAAGAATCCATAACTCCGGCTAATAATTCAGTTATCACAGGAAGTAAATCTTTTATTAATTGCATAACAGCATCCATAAATGGTTGAAACGCTTTTATTATTTTAGCTATGATAGGAACTAAAATATTAAAAGCCTGCATTATAGGGGGTATAAGATCTTTAGCAAGATTTAATATTTGTTTTACAAAAGGCATTATTGCTTTTACTAACATTCCTATAAGAGGACCTATTCCCTTAAATATATCTTTAATTACAGGTAATATATCATGAGCTATATCAGTAAGAACAGGAACTAAAGCTTCAACAATAGGAGTTATTATATCAAGTATTAAAGGACCTAAATCTTTAAAGGCTTGAACTATAGGATTTAACAATTCAAATATTTTAGCAAATTGATTTGCTCTTGCTTCTTCTTGTGCTTGTAATTTTTCACCAACAGTAGCCATGGTTTCCATAGCTTTTAAACTCTTATCTTGCTCGCTAACCATATCTGTATTATTAGCTACATTTTCTTTACTTGTAACTAACATGTCTGCTAAATTTTCTCGGCTCATACCGATAGATTTAGCAAATGCGTCCTGTTGTAAAGTATTCATTTTTTGGAAGTCTTCAATAGAACCAAATTGTTTACCAATTTCTTCCATTAAAGCAACATTATCATGATTTAAAGCTGCTTCTCTAGCTTTTTCAAGATTTAAATCTTTACCAGTTAATAATTCTGCTTCCATTTCTGCTGAAATAGAATCTTCAAAATTTAATAAACTATTTGCTATGTCTGCTACTTTATCTAATTCTAAACCTAATTTTTTAGATTGTAAAAATGCTTTTGTTAACCCTTCAGCCGAGCCACCAAAGTTAAGTTTCATTATGTTTGAAACTTTACCTACACCTTCCATAACTTGTTTCATACTAACATTAACCTTCATACTTTTAATACTTTCTTGAGCGGTTCTAGCCATTGCATCCGCTACTTTTCCGGCATCACTACCTGTTAATTTTGATAAATGTTGTATATCTTTTATACTTTCAGCAGACATACCTGCGAATACGTTTAATCGCATGAAAGTATTTAAGGTTTTATCTGATAGTTTTTCAGCGCCTCCTAAAGCATCATATATTGCGGTTGCCGATTGGGTTGCTTGTCCTCCAGTAATACCCATTTCTGTTCCTATTTTTCTTGCGGATACAGCTAGTTCTTCTGCTTTACTTTGAGATACACCTAGTGTTCTACCTATTTGAGTATTTTCATCACTTAATCGTTTTGCTGCTTCTTTACCTTTTTCATAGGCATTTGATATTGCTCCTACAAGTTTACTTATTAAAGCAATAGGATTTAAAGCTGAGGCTATTGCTGCTCCTAAAGCTAAAGCTGCCACTGCCATACCTTTCATAGCTATACCTACTTTTTGAAAAATAGTTAAACTTTTAGTTCCACCTTCAGTCATTACCGTAGCAGTTTCACGTGCTTTTTTAGCATAACTATCAAAAGGTTTTGCTAATGCTCCTAATCCCCATTTATTTAACGTTTTACCTACTCCTTCAGCACCTCGACCCAAGAAACCCATAGCTTTATTTATGTTTTCTTGTTTTTGCAATTCTTGATCTAAATATTTAATATTTTTTTCTTGAATTTTTTTAGCTTGTTCTAAATAAACGATTTCTTCTGCTTGTTTACTTAAATTAGATGCTGATATATCAAATTGGGCTTGTTTTTTCTTGTATAATGCTTCAGCTTGTTCTACTAATTCTTTAGCTCCTTTTACCCCTAAAGCTTCTTGTTGTTGTGCTTTAGCTAATTTTTCAGCAGATTTAGCTAAACTTGCTTCTCTTGCTTTAAATATTTCTACTTCCTTAGCAGCCGCTTCTCCTCCTTCTTTTGTAGCAGCTAATATTTGTTTTTGAATTGATTGTTCGTTATTAAGTTGTTTAGTGCGTTCTTTTGCAATTTCTTCAACCGAATTATATTCTGATTTTAAAGATTTTGTGTTTCTAATTGCTTCTTTGGTTATCTGTAGTGATAAATTATCAAGAGTATTGCGTTCTTTTGAAGGGCCTAATAAGTCTTTTAATCTATCATTTAATTGAGCTACAAGATTTATCTGGTCTGATAGCATTTCATTAGCTTGTTCAACTTGCCTAGCTTTAATTGCTTCTAATTTTTCTTGTTTTGACGCCATCTAGCAGAATTATTTGTTATAAATATTTAAGGGCATCATTTTTTTGATGCCCTTGTTGCTTTTGTTGTGTATGATGATTCGCTTTGTTTGGATTTATTAGGAACCCAATCTAAATTAGTAACAGATTGTCCACCTCTAGAAGATTTACTTGTTGCTTGGTTTTGCGCATCTTGTTCTTTTTGAGTATATTCTACAATAAAATTATATGTTACTCTTCGTAACCAAATAGGGAAATTATATACGTCTTCATATGAATAACCTCCTCTACCGTAAAATACTATCTCATGAAGAATTCTAAAGAGCCCTGCTCTGTATTCTTGTGTCAGGCCATAGAAATTGAGCTTCCATAGGAATAACGACCTCCTCTTCGTTACCTGATTCATTATCAACAAATACCATTCTAGTATCGGGATTAATTGATTTATAATAGGCTCTGAATGCTACGGAATCACGTGCTAATAAATAATTATCAACAAATTCTCTAACAGTTTTAACTTCACTATCACCATTAACAGCAATAATTTGGTATTTTAAACGAGTTGACATATCCGGAGATATATTTTTGTTAATGCGTTTTAAACTTTTAACTTCATCATCGATAGCTTTTTCGTCTTTACCAGTTAATAATTTAAATGTGATAGTATTACCAGAATGAGGTAATTTAAAATCAAACGCGTTTACTCCTTTTTCTTTTATAATACTTGGATCTAATTCAGTGTTGTTTAATAATGAAAGATCTACTGTAATTTCTTTATCTTTATAGTTAAAGCTATAGTCTTTACCATAACCTAAAACACGAGCTGCTATTAATATAGCATTTTTATCACCTACTAAAAGATCTTCAAAATCAAATTTAGTTACAATTAATGATTGTAATAATTTGTCAATTACTGTACCGTTTTTAAGGTAATTTTGGTTGGTTAAAATATCCTCTTCTTTTGCGGTCATGTACTTTAATTCAATTTTACCGCTTGATAGGGGATGATTTGATGGGTAAAGTAAACCTTTTGAGGGTAAATCGATAACTTCCGTAGGGAATTTAAATTTGTTTTCTTCTTGCATAAATTAATTTTTTAATAACAATTGTTGTCGTATATAAATATATGAAAATTCTGTTTGATTACCAAATATTTTATGGTTTTGGCAAAGATCCATCAGATAATGGAAACATTTGTTGAAGGTAAGTATTGTTTGCTGTATAAACTTTTGCTGGATTAGAACCATATTTATGTGCTGCTTCTCCAGGTTCAGAAAAGTATCCACGTATTGGTGTTTTAGCTTGAGTTGTAGTTGGATAATTTGTAGGGTCTGTTACTGTTTTATAAGGTACCCCACCGTTAACACCTGGTTGGCTATTATCCAAATTAGTAATCGATAACACCTCAGGACTAGTTGTTTGTGCGGACAATGCACTAGTTTTAACTGATTTGTTGTTTATGCTATTTAAATATGGATTTTGTGGAGTATATGCTTGTACAAATCCTTTAAAAGGACCGGGATTACTTTTAGTTGTTGGTGTACCCGTTGAATTAGGTGAAACATAAGATGGTATAGGAGCATTGTTAGGTCCTCCTAATGGATTAGGATTAGTTAAATCTAAACTTGTTTGATCAAATGAGCTAATTAAAGGACCTTGTGGGGTTGTTGTTCTAACTTTAGCCATAAATGCAATTTATAATAAATATTAAAAATAAAAAAAGCTCGCGAATGCGAGCTTTCTTAAATTTATTGGATTGGATTAGAAGTTTAATACGCAATAATCCATACCTAATGTTACTGTTAAATTTTGAGCGGCTGCATCATTATCCCAGTTGTATTCGCCGAATTCAGCTGCTTTAATAAATGCTCCTTTAATTACCCACTCACTTACGATATCACCTACTGGACCTAAGATATCGATTGTTAAATCTTTCTTATAGAAGTCAGAATAACCATCGCGACCAGTTACTGATTCGTGGTGTAAACGTACCCATTCCATTACTGCTTGAGCGCCAGATGGTGTAATTGGGTCGAATAAAGTCATTGTAAGATCATTCCACTTTGATTTACCTTTTACTTTACGATAAACGTTAATGTGGTTTAATACAATTTCTTCAGCGGTATAACCTACTGATGATATTGCTTTGATTACATATGAAGGGATACCATCAACGTACATAATAAATCTATTCTGTACCTTAGGTTCAAATGCGGTGAAAAATATTTCGTTTGGATCTAATACTGCCATTTTATGTTTTGTTTATTTCTTGTTATAAATATTGTGGTTTATAAAAAGGTAACTACCTTCCCTTAAGCAGGGAAAGTAGCACCAGTTGGTAAAATGTTGAAATCTAAGTAAATGAATTCTGCAGTTTTAGTTGGTTGGATATAAATCTGACCAATTAATTGGTTTCTATCAATTACATCAGGTGTATTATTGCTATCATCCATGATTACTCTGAATGCGTATAAACCTTGACGTTGTTGAACACTTTCTAAGTATGGGTTAACTTGAGCTAAGAATTGATTTCTTGTAGCGATTGTATTTTGTTCAAATACCAAGTTTTGAGCAACTTGAGAAATGTATCCTTTAAGAGCGATTAACAATCTACGAACATTTACTCTATCTAAAGCACTTGCTTTTGTTTGTAATGTTTTCTGACCGTATACTACAACTCCAGTTCCTGGGAAAGTAGCGATTGGGTTAACTTTACCACTATATAAAGTATCTCTGTTTGATTGTGATAATCTTTGAGCTGCTCTAATTACTGTATTCAAGCCACCTCTATTGATACCTGCTGGAGCGAACCAAGGTTCTGAAACGCTATCATTATAAGCATAAACACCACCTACTAAAGTTGAAGCTGGAACCCATACGTTTTTACCTGAATCTGGGTCTTTAACTTGACACCAAGGCCAATAAGATGCAGCATATGAAGTGTTTCTATTTTGAGCTTCTGCTACTACTGTAGAAGGAGTTTGAACATTGTAAGGAACTAAATCTAATACAAATATGCTATCACCTCTATTTTGAGTATTATTAATAATATTAGTACATTGAGTTGTTGATAAACTATTAAATAAACCCGGAGCTAATAATACATTAAAACGATAATCATCTTGGTTAGCTAAACATGTGATCATATCATTATAATCAGCAGATGTTAAACCTTGAATATTTGTATTAGTTGTAATATTTTCATAATAATTTGCTCCTGTACCAGTACCAAATAAATCACCTGTTGCTGATGTAAATGAACCACTTGTATTTAATGGCAATGATCCCGTATAAATTGGGTTAAATAAACCATTGTTTAAGAAGTAATTTGGGGTTGGAGCATTTACTGATTTTACTCTTACATAAGCACTTCTATTTGGATAAGAACCAGATAAAACATCTACTTGTTGAGTTGTAGTGTTATATCCTAACACATAATCACCTATTACAGCAGATACAAAGTTAGGAGCATATGGGTCTAAAGATAAATTAGTCCAAGTTTCTAATACATTTGGATTATTTGTTGTATCATCACCACGACGAATTAACAAATCAAAAGTACCGTTAGTAGGAGATGAATTAACAATTTGCCATCTAACATTATTGCTTGAACCATTAGCTAAAGCACCAGATGGATCTAAACTAGAGCTACTATTCATGATAGTACCTTCAGAAAGAGTTTCTAATACAATGCTCTGAGAATATGTTTGTGCTACTACAGATGCTGATGTATATATAGATACACCATTATAGTATGTACCAACAGATGCAGATGTAGTTGCTGGAGCCCAATTAGCACTTTGACTTACAACTCTTGCTACTAATAATGTTTCACCACCATTTAAAAAGTAGTTATACGCAGCAATTGAAGTAAAGTAAGTGTAAACTTGACTTGCACTCGTAAATGTTGAACCAAATTTTTGTAAATAATCACTATAAGAAGTAACAAGTGTAGGTACTTCTACGGGTCCTTTAACTGTAGGACCTATAATAGCTGCACCAACGGTAATAGGTTGACCGGTGAGAGCTGACTGGTCATTTTCTCTTGCTAGTACGCCAGGGGAAATTAATGTTTCTGCCATGTTTTAAATGAGTTTAGTTTGTATTTTGTTATAAATATTACATAACTATTCAAAAAACTAAGAGTATTTAACGAATTCTCCTTTTTCTATATCAATGGTTCCTTCACCATATTTGTTTTGTAGTTTGGAACCTATTTGAGTTTCTATTTGTTTTAAATTATTTAACTCAATAACTAATTGTTGTTTTTGTGATTCTAAATCTTGAATGTTGTATTCAAGGATACCGAATTGTTGAACTATTGTTCTTCTTCTTTCTTGAAAATCTTTAATTTCTTGGATTTCTTCTTGTGCTAAAACTTGTGTTGTCATATTTTATTTTTTATTTTACTAAGTATACTGCTACTTCGTCGTTTATATCTTTTAATTTAATCCAACGAGACGGAATTGGTTGATTTTTAAGTACTTTAATTTGACCTAAAAGACCTACTTTATTCCATTCAGGACGTTGATTACGAGGAATATAAGTTAAATTTGGGTTGAATGCAGGGTTAATTTTACGTTTAAAACCTGATTTTGTTGTATATTGTGGAGTACCATCTTCGTTTAAACCTGATATTTCTTCGTATTCGTAAGGTTCCATAATATAATTACCCCAAATATCTTTTAACCATTGACCTACCCAAGTATCACCGGTACCATCATCACTATTTCCTAAAACACTAGGGTGTGATGAAATAACGCCTATTGCATTTTCAGCATTAGTGCATGGTATAATTTTATCGCCTGATAGTTCTACTACAGTTCCGTAAGGGAATGAAGTTCCATCTAATGATTCAAAATATTCGGCATAATCGGCGCCACCGTTCGTAAAGGTAGTTCCCGAAAAACATTCACCACTTTGACTTACTCTAAAAGCATTTGATCTATCACCAGCGCCCCAAGGAGAAACACCATTACCTACCACAAATAAATCTTCAGAAGCAGTTGGTAAAATATTAATTTTATTACCTCTACCTACAATAGTTTGATAATCTCCACCAACGCTAAGATATAATCCGGCTCCAAAACAAGCAGTACCTGTTGCTGTTGAATTTTCACCAAATAATACCGAATATGTCCCGTTAGCATTATTATTAAAACCAGCAGCAAATGAATGTCCTGCTGATGCTGTATTATATTGCCCAAATACTGTTGACCATGAACCTGATGCTATTGAATAATATCCACCAGCATGAGACCAATCACCTTTAGCCCATGATCCTTCACCTTCGGCATGAGAATAGTCTCCAGAAGCTGTAGTTAAATATCCTTCAGCGTGGGAATAACTACCACTTGCTAATGTAGTATCACCTTCAGCATGAGAACTAGCACCATAAGATATAGTATTTTCTCCTTCAGCGTGTGAGGCCTGGCCAATTGCTTGAGTTGCTTGTCCTTCAGAGTGGGCAACACTACCAAAAGCGGTTGTTCCTCTACCTTCAGCGTGTGAAAAATTTCCACTAGATATACTACCTGATCCTTCAGCATGTGAGTATTGTCCAGTTGCTGTGTTTATATTTCCATGAGCTAATGAAGATGAAACATAATCAAATACAAAATCAGAAGAACCTGAAAGTATAGACCCACTATTAAATTGGACTTGTGTATTAGCACCTCCAGCATTAGCGGCAGCTGTAACACCTACTGAAAATGTAGATCCATCAAATTTTGTAAATGTAATATTATTAGCAGCTGAAGAAGCTGTAATTATTGCTGTTGGAACATATGATGCTGTTAAAGCATAAGATGCTGAAGTACTATTAAAAGCATATGAAGCTGAAGTACTATTTAAAGCATAGGACGCGGTTGTACTGTTTAAAGCATAAGACGCGGTTGTGCTGTTTAAAGCATATGAAGCTGAAGTACTGTTTAAAGCATATGAAGCTGAAGTACTATTTAAAGCATAAGATGCGGTTGTGCTGTTTAAAGCATAAGATGCTGAAGTGCTATTAAGAGCATATGAAGCTGAAGTACTATTAAGGGCATAAGATGCTGAAGTACTACTACTTGCATAAGATGATGATAAAATAGTCAAATTAAATGTACTAGCATCTCCCTTAGTAAATGTAAGAACATTAGTTGAAATAGAAGCTGTTGTTAATAAACTAGCAGTATTTACAGCAGCACCAGCATTTAAAGCATAAGATGCGGTCGTGCTATTAAAAGCATAAGATGCTGAAAGAGTATTAGATGAACTTACAGCCCAACTTGAAGTTCCAAAAAATCCTACAGTATTAGCTCCATTAGAAGAACTAATAGCTCCTTTAACATATTGTGATCCTGTTAAAGTAAATGAACCGGTTAATGTAATATCGTAAGGTGCTGCTCCGGTAAAAGCATCAACCGATTGAGAGACATGCCATGATTCGATGACGTAGGTTTGTGCTATCTCATCGGTACCAGCATTAAATATATTTTTTAATACGTTCGCCATTAATTTTTGTTATAAATATTCAAAAGCTTATCAATTGCACCAATTACTTTAAAAGGTGTGATAGTTTTTGTACATTCAAATTGACGGGGTGTATTTTTATGTTCGGGACACCATTCCCAATCACCTGCGTCTAAGCGATGAGTATTAAAACAACCCGTACAAACATTAGTATCATAATTAAAAATACGTTCACAATCTAAAAATTCACTATAAGGTTGACTAAATCCTGAAATTAATATTGTTGGTGTGCCTATGCTCCAGCTTAACCAGCTTAAACCACTACCTAAACCAATGTATAAATCAGCGTATTTTAAATCTACCATTCTATCTTCAAGTGGATAATTACCTGTTTTATCAATTACATTTTTTAAAGTTCCGCCTAATTTAGAATCGTGCCATTCATCTCCTAATTTTTCAGAAGTAATCATTACTACTTTATAACCTTTATCATTTAGGTAATTAATTATGGCTTGCCATCCTCCAGGATTATTCCAATATTTAGCGTGTGCTGAAGCGTGTGGTGCTATAACAACATATTTACCATCAATTTGTCTTGATTTATTAGGTATAGCTAATTTTGGTTTTATTTCATTGTATTTTAATCCTAATATTTCCGTTGATGTTTGTCCTAAAGGATATTGTTTAAAATCAATTGGGATTCTATTTTTATTTACAGTATGGTCTTCATTATAAAACCATCCAATAGTA